GCCTTTAGCTTGCCAACAACATCGGTGATTAGAGTTGCTTGGGCCTCATCGAGGTCATCGCCTGACTCTAGCCTTAGCAGTGCATCGGCAAGTCTGTCTGGGTCAATCGCCTGGTCAGTAGATCTAACAGTTGCGGTTGTTGCTGGATAAGCAGCGAAACTAACGATCGAGGCCTCAAAAAGTCTGACTGATTCCAAGGTTCTTGTTTTCCCATCTGCTGACCATGAATCCTTGATGACATTGAAGCCAAAGCTCATGGAGTCTATAACTTTAGTCCTAAGTAGCTCGGCAACATCTCTGCCTCGGGTTGTGTTGGGAAGTTGTGCTGTGACCTTCAGGCCTCGCTCATCCTCGACAAGTTGCATAGTGCCACCGCGAAGGGATGCAAGTGGCTCACCTGCGTCATGGTTCCAGAGAAGCTTTACCTCGTTGCGAGATTGTAGGGAACGCCTAAAAGCACCTGGGGCAACATACTCGATGAAGCCACCTAGATCCTCAGAAGGGCTGTTAAATACTGAGGCATAGCCAGTAAAGCTCATACCATCGCCCTCAGCCCTGACCTCGAAGTCAACGCTGTTAGTTCTGACCTCTGGCTGTTTAGCCTGTGGGCCGTCAATCTTTAGGGCAATCGCTCTCGCGACATCTAGCCACTTGTTTTTATTAGTCATCCTGGTAGTTTCCTCTGCTCTGATTCTAGCAACAACCGAATCAGCGTAGTCTTTGGTTCTCTGTGCAGCTCGCTTAGATGGACCTGATCCCCAAAGCAAGTGAGCAACGACACCGGCTGATGGGTAGTTGTCTGAGTTGGGGTTCGCATCTGGGCTGTCTAGGTCAACAAGGTGTCGAGCAATCCAAGCAGCAATTCTTATCCACTTGTCATCGCTGACTGTGCCCTCTGCCATAGCTCGGGCCTCGCGAATAGTGCCAGGTGTGACACCATCGCCAGCTAGACCTTGCTCGTAATACTCAAGGCCTCGGCGAGCTGCTGCTCTCATGTAAGCAGGGGCATCTTGGTTTATAGCCCTAATCTCACCCATGTTGTCATCTTCATCATCATCGTTATCTTCATCTGGTTCCCAAGCGTTGCAGTAGAAGCCACCATCAACAAAGTCATCCCAACGCTCGCACGAAGCTTTATCGCCAGCTTCGTTGATTCTTTCCTCATTGAAGAAGAAGCAGTTGCCACAAGCTCTGCCCTGTGGGACATCCTCGGCTAGGGCTGGTCTGTAGTTCTCAGGCAGTTCTCTTGTTGCTCTTAGTTCTGCAATCTTGTTTAGGGTAGAGAACTTGTGGCCGACTAGCACATCGGTTGGGTTCCAGCCATCCTCACCCTCGCGGTAGATCCTGATAAGTGCAGCAGGGTCATCTGCTGTGCCGGTAATTGTGAAGCTAGAGTCTGGGACATTTATCTCGCCATCTCTAACAATCCTGGTGATGCGACCTTGGGCAACATTGTCACCTGAGCCCCATCTCACAAAGTCACCAACACTAAGCTCATCTGGCTCTGCCCTAAGCTCGCCACCTGGCTCAATCTCCTCAGCGATTGACAAAGCCACCATCTGATCTATGGCATCCTGTTTGGTTGGCTGGCAAGTAATGACAACGCCATCCTCTTTTACAACTGCCCACTCAGGGCAATCGGTCTGGTCTGAGATGAAGTAGGGCATTAGGCAAGCCTCGCATTTACTGTTATGGACCCACCGAGTGCGACAGCGGTTCCGTTGATTGTGATGGTTGTTTGTGATAGAGAAACTGTTTGAGTGCCAGAGTCATAAGCCAATGGTGAGGTTGCAGCAATTACACCTGTGGCTCCTGTGTTTCCAGTATCACCTTTTGGTCCAGTAGCACCTGTGGGACCAGTTTCACCGACTGGACCTTGTGGGCCTGTTGCACCAGTAGCTCCTGTTGCACCTTGAATACCCTGAATACCTTGTGCACCTGTAGCACCAGTTGCACCAGTCTGGCCAGTCGAGCCAGTAGGACCAATCTCGCCGGTATCACCCTTATCACCTTTAGGCCCAGTTGCTCCTGTCGAGCCAGTGGCACCTTGAGGTCCGGTATCGCCTGTATCGCCTTTGTCACCTTTTGCACCTTGAGCACCTGTGTTTCCGGTATCTCCCTTTAGGCCTTGGATTCCTTGTATGCCTTGCAACCCTCTTGGCAATACAAAGTTGATGGTTTGAGCTGGTGAGGTGCCAGTAATTGTGACAACAGCAGTGTCATCGCTCGACTTGGTTACAGTTCCAACTGAAAGTGTGTTGGCTGGGCCAACTACTCCCTGGATACCCTGTGGGCCAGCGTTGCCTAGATCTAGCGTTGTAAAGGTTTCAGTCACATTGACAGCAGCGTTGGTTTCATCAACCTCGATGCTTGTGCTGGTTTCAGTTAGTTCCAGTGTGACTTGGGACATTACCTAGTGACCTCAGCCTGGATAGCGAACGATCCCTGAATAAGTCTTGTCACCTGACCGCCAGAGTTTAGTTCAAGGTCATAAACATAGTTGCCAGCGATAGCAGAGCCCATTGTGTTGGCTGATACAGCAACAGCGATTGTGCCAGCAGTTCCACCAAGGGTTATGCCTGAGCCGTTTGTCAAACTTAGGACTGTTGCACTAGCGTTGGCATTTTCTCTCACCTGCATTGCAGCGGTGTAGCCAGTTAGGTTTACTGCTGTGCCAGCGATTTTCCAAGTCATGTTTAGGTCATAAGTTGCACCCTGGTAAGCGGTGATGTTGTAAGTTGCTGGGTTTATCATTACTTGACCTCGTAAGCGGCTTCTGGGTCCTCTGGGTTGACCTGTGCGATTCCTTGTAGCTGGACTGTTGGTAGGCCTGTGTGTTGGATAGCAGGTAGGCCCATGACCGATAGCACATCAGCTGGGTCGAATCCTGAGTTGACTAGCTTCTGAGCCATGCCGACTCGCTTGTCTGTCGCGACTAGCTCGGCTGCGTCAATGTTCACATTGGCTAGTGGCACTCGGATAATCTCGCCACCTGCAACCGGTGGTAGATCCTCAAGTCTGCGGATGTCGTTGATGGTTAGGTATCCTGCTTGCAGTCCTGTTGAGTAAGCCGAGAAGCGTGTTGCAGCATCTCCGCGAAGTAGGCCGTCAAGTGTGAACTTGATGAAGGCTGTGGCTCCACCTGGCTCTGCTGCCATCAAAGGTGTGAACGCTGACTCTAGCTTCTGCACTATTGGGCGAAGTGTGTGAGTCACAAAGGCGATGTTGTTTTGCTCAACGCTTGAGTAAGTGTTTGTGCCTGGCAGACCTAGTAGGTGTGGTGGGATGTTGAAAGCTCTAGCTACATCCTCGACTGCCATCCTGCGAGAGTCTAGGAATTGTGCCTTGTCGTTTTCTACTGTGGTCTGAACAAACTTAGCTCCACCCGATAGCACTCCGGTCTTGTGGGCTTTTCTGAATCCTTTGTGTCTTGCATCGAAGCCATCAACAAGGTTCTTAGCTTGCTCTGGTGTGAGGTTGCCAGGGAACTCGATGATGCCGTTGGTGCTTGCACCTTGACCAAAGAATCTAGCAGCGTAGGACTCTAGTGCGATAGCAAGTCCAAAGTTATCCTTGAGTGCAGTCACGCGAGAGATACCGCGAATCTCACCTGGGCGAACTAGGTCAGGGATGTGGATGATCTCATCTTTAGTAAGTGGCTTGCCTTCACCCTCGTAGGTGTAGATAACTGAGCCAATCTTGTCCTTGCGAATCTCTACTTTGGCTGGGTTTAGCACTGTCATGTTTACAACGCGACCTTGGCGATCCTTGAAAGTTCTCACAAAGCCGTTGCCATCAAGCAACATAGAAACAATCAGCGAGCCGTAAAAAGCCTCTTTGGTTGTGTCAATGTCTGGTTGCTGTACCCAAGCTGGTCTAGGTCTAAAGGCAAAGCGAGCACCATCTCTGCGAATGTAAGAATCAACTGGCAATGTTGAGATTGTGTCAGAGATAAGGCTGACCGCTGAGAAGATTGCGTTGACCTTGAATACAGTTTCATTGTTTACGATTGTGCCTGACTGATTCATTACATCGAGGTCATTGCCGGCACCCCAAACTGTCTGAAAGCTGATGGCACGCTGCTCGAATAGATTGTTAAGCACTTAGTTATTTCCTTTCGGCAGCAAGGCCAAACAAGACCAGGAATACGCCACCAATGATGAGTCCGGCTGGTACAAAGATTAGGGCCACGCCAGCGGTGACTGCTACTGCACCTGCTATTTGTAATGAGGTTCCCATGACCGCCTTAGATAAAGAATTGTGGGACAAGTTGTTCAGCCTCTACTCTACCAACTGTTGCCCTATCAAAGGCGATGACCGCTGCGACTGCTGCGTCAATCTTTCGAGGTGAGCCTCGGTGCTCTTTTACAATTCTTGGTCCCAAGCGGTCAATCTTGACAACCGAGTTGGTCAGGTGTCGCTCGAGTAGTGGGTTGCCATCGTGGATCATGGTCTGCTCGGTGACCGAGGTGTAGAACTTTTGGCAAGCACTCACCATTCTGCTCGGGCTGGTTGATGGGAACTCGATGACAGGCAAGCCCATCTCAAGCATGGCATCCATAGATCTCTGCCAGCGATAAGGGTCACAGGCAATTTCTTTTACAGTGTGCGTTGAGCAGAATTGAATGATTTTATCTTCGACTTCTTGGGTGTTTACACGCCAATCATCGGTATCCTCGGGCTGCTTTTCCCAGGTATGAATCATAAACAGGTAGGGCTTTTCATCCTCTTTAGGGATAGTGCAGCCGACTAAAGCTGTGCAGTCACCATTGAATGAGCCGTCAAAGCCGATGATAATCTCCTCATCTGGTAGCAATGCACGCTCCTCAGATAAGGGTTGCCAGGTGCCGTTAGGCAACCAAGCGTTCATCGAGCTCACCCATTGGTTCAATCTCTTGGTTCTAAACTCTGGCTCTGGTGTTCGCCTAACTGCTGAGGCAAAATCATCGGCAGAAACTAGGTCATCGTATCCAGGGTTGGCAGACTTCCAAACCTCGGGGTCGTGATGATCTGCCTCATCTTGTGCTGCCCACCAAGCCATAAAGAAAGCAGGATCAACTACTTCACCGCTGGCAACTCGCTTACCGTATTGGAATAGGTTGTAAGCGATTGAGTCTTGTCCGGTCATGTCGGTCTTTTGACCTGCCGTTGTGATGGCGATTAGCTGACCAAGCTTGCCTCGGTTTCCCATCGCTAGTTGGAATACATCGAATAGTGTTCGGTCCTTGTGAGCGTGGAGCTCATCCATGATTACTCGGCTTGGGTTTAGACCTTCCTTGGAATAAGCCTCGGCAGAAACAACTCGGTAAACGCTGTTGGTTGATGGCACAAAGATTGCATCGCGATACAAGGTGCAAAGCTCTGACAGCTCGGACTGCTCGACCATCCTCTTGGCTTCACCGAATACGATTCGAGCCTGTTCCTTTTCTGCTGCAACTGAGTAAACCTCGCCACCTTCAATGCCTTCTGCAATCAAAGAATAAAGACCAAAGGCAGCCGAGCTTAGGGCAGACTTGCCGTTCTTTCGAGGCATCCCGATTAGGGCAGTCCTAAACTTAAGCCCATCATCTGGGTCTTTGGCATAGACAAGTTTGATTAGCTCTTGTTGCCAGGGTCTTAGTCTTAGGGCTTGACCGGCTCTACCTGCAACGCCGTCTTTACCGATAGACCCAAAGGCTTCGGTGAACTCGATAGCGTACTCACCATCACCGCGATCTATGCTCTCTTGGTCAACAGGGGTTAGATAAGCAGGTGGCCAACTATCCACGCTGAGCCTTCTTGGTCATTAGTTCCTCAAGCTTGCTCATCTTTTTGACCTCTGCAACACCGAGGCGTGTTCGGTCAGCAGGTGTAAACCCTAGTAATGACAGATTGGAATAGATGGACTTTTCTAGTTCTCTTAGACCCCTGCGATCCTTCGGGTTGTTGTCTGTCATGACCCTAACCCTCAAGTTCCAACGCTCATCAACCATCTCACAGGTCATAAGCAAAATCTCAATGTCGCTGTTGGGGCTAATCCATGCAATGCCAGAATCCCAGACTCTGTCCCATAGTTCCCTGCCGTACTTTAGCAATGGTCGGGCTGGCTCGGGTTTGACTATTGCTTGTGGTATCAGCATTAGCGTGGATTCATCTGGCAATGACCGCTTGCCAGGGTTTCCAGTTAGTCGCTTGACCTCAGTCGGGACTGGTGGCCTACCAACTTGTGCCACAGCTAATCTGCCTTAGTCGGTACTAGCTCGGCTTTATTACCTGTTTCTTTTTCAAGCCTAGCTAAAATTACATCTGCAAACTTAGGGTCAAACTCAATGCCAATAGCTTTTCTATTATTTTTTACACAGGCAAGTAGCGTAGTTCCACTCCCTGCAAAGGGATCTAAAACAACATCATCTTCCTTAGTCAGATAAGTGATAATTTCTACCATGACTGAGTAGGGCTTCTGTGTTGGATGCAGTCGTTCCTTATCCTCGGCTGTCGCTTTCCTTGTAAATCCAGCCCATAGATTTCGGATAATGTTAGATTTTCTCTTGCCATTTATCCATAACATTTCATAAGGCATCCCATAAGCATTTTGGATTTCACCGGACTCAGTTTGTCTTTTATCCCAGACCCACCATGTGCCGTCTGCTGGCAAGTATTCATAAAAATAATTAGCCCCAAATAAAGCGGTAGTTTTAGAATGACCGATGAATCTAGTAGGGTCAAACTTTTTCTGATCCCATTCAGGTTTTTCTAGTTCAGCGTGTTTTGAACTAACCTCAATGTTTCTACCTAATGACTTGCCCACTGGACCCCCATACCACGAGAAATCTACATTCATTCCGTATGGTGGATCGCTAATAACTGCATCTGCAATCGGAAGGTCTGCTGTAAAAGCATCGGCAACATAAAGTTCGACATCGCCTATTTTCCAATGATCACCTAAAGATGACCGCTGAGGTACCGACTGTGGCACATCATCCTCTGTTGTGACCTCATCTGATGTAGGCACCTCTAATGCCTCGAACCCAAACTCGGCTAGTTCCCAGCCTTCACCCTCTAGCTCTAGCAGTTGAGATGTCAGGACCTCTTGGTTCCAGGTGGCAAGCTCCGCTGTCCTATTGTCAGCAATAGCAAATGCCTTGATTCTGTCTGGTGTCCAGTCATCAGGAATCTTGACTGCTTCGATGTCGGTCCAGCCTAAACGCTTGGCTGCTTCGACAGTTCCATTACCAGCAACTATTACGCCTTCTTCAGTAATGACTATGGGTTTGCGTTGCCCAAACTCTTTTAGGCTGCCCTG